GGCGCCACCTACAAAGGTTATCGCGCTGACCGATATCCCTGCCTGGATGACCATGATACCGCCCATGACCCACCACACGACTTTTGAAGTACCATTGCCTTGCTGGCCGTAGTTCACTGGGTATTCCCTGTAGGGATCGAAGTCATCGGGCGGCGGTGCGTCCATGGGGATACCGGTTATCGCGGCGCATGGTTATACTTTGCCAATGAGAATAATCGCGCCGCTCAAGAAGTACGGGATATGGGTTGTCCTGAACTTCGCCATTGTTATTGCTGCTTTCCTGGCGTTCTTCGCATACATTCTCATACCTCGATTTCAATAAACACCTGAACGTCCGCAGTGGTCGGCGTCCAGTCGGCGCTGGAATCCATTTTCGGGAAAATCTCATCGCCCGCCGCGAACGTGTCCGTGGTCGGGTTCTGAATGTTCGTGGCACTTGAGGTATCCGTGCCATTGAGTTGAGCCGCCAACAAGATTTCAGTACCCGCCGCGCCAGCAAGACCCGTATTGACGAATGAGCGAGCTGTCGCAGTCCCAGCCGTTCGTGCCTCATTTGACTTGATGACGATGCCGGTGACTGATCCGGCACGCGGTGATACCCATCGAGTCCCGGTCATGGCAGCGTTGGACAGCGACGCAGTTACGTCCGTATACGTCCACGGGCCGATCAGCTGACGCTTGCGGCCATTCACTTCAATGCGGCCATCGGTGTACAGCTTCACTCTATCGGCGGCTGAGGTGAACCCAGATATTCGCGTGCCACCATCCAGAGAGATATTCTCAACCTCATAATTTCTAGTGGCGCCTGGATGAAAGAACGTGTTGGCTGAGATTGGAGAGCGCACATTCTTGATGACGATGTCTTGATGCGCTACGCCGTTATTCAGGTCGATCTGAATCGAGTTATTCCCCTGCAAGTTACAATTCTCGACCTGCATTCGGTTGATCTGTGCAGTGCCGCTCGCGACAATGGGAGATCCCGACAGAAGTTCGGCATAACAGCCTCGAATCTGCAAGTCCGCGATACCCGTGCCGTCGTTCACGCGAATAAAATTCGGTATGCGCGTTGTGCCGCCGTTTACGTTCACGCCAATCAGATTGACGATATCGGCTGATCCACTTCCCGTGAGGCCGATGACACCTTGCGCAGTGACCGCATTGCCATTGACCTGTCCACCTACCCATGTTGAGACTGATCCGCCTATAGCGGCAGCCATCTCGATGACGTAGCCAGAAAAACTTTCGGCGATCAGGTCGTATATTTTGAATCCGATTACCTGATCGGTGAACTTGATGCAGTCGCCCGCGGTATTTCGCAATCTCACACCGCGCAATGTGAGCCACGTGCAATTACCGATCTGCAGGAGATTACCGGCATCGACGCTGGAAGCACCGCGGATCGATAGGCTTTCAAGCGTTATGCCCGACTCGGTGTAAGCGACAGGTTCATAGGTAAATCCAACCACGCCAGGTGCGATGATGATGTTGCTGGTCAGATAACCATCGCCGTACATGCGCAGACCGCGTGTCGCCGGTAGCGCAGAGGCATCAAGCCCGGTGGTGATCGTCCAATTACCAGGCGGGATGTACACGGCAGCACCGCCCTGCCCGTACACATCAATAGCCGCCTGGATGGCAGCAGAATTATCCGCGGCGGCAGTCAACGCGCCATACCGGCGGATGTCGCCTTCAGTTCGCGCATAGTCCACCGGCGTCACGCCCGCGGCGATCTCGGCTTCTGTCCTGTCATTCGGATGCCTGATCCGCCGCTGCATCACAGCATTAAGGACATCGCGGTAGGTGCCGTCTTGGAAGCTCATTCGATTAGGTCACGGTTTCTATGACGCTACTTGTGTGGCATTTAGATAGGCGTACGATTGATGTTCATTTCGGAGAACACGAAAATGACGCGTACTCTCGTAACGTTGGCTTTCATTTGTCTTATTTCAGGCTGCGCCACGCCGCTTACTGCCTTTCGGCAAGGCGACACCGTGATCGCGCAGAACTTCTCTCGACACCCTAAGTACAATGGCCTACCCGTCACTGTGACCGGCGTCGGCTGGCGGTGGATCAAGGAATGTGGCGGCTGCGCGATGCAGGTATATGAGATTGAGACAGTGGATGGCGAGCGACTGGCGGCGCAGGAATTTCAGCTCAGGCGTATCAAGAAATAATCCTCACCGTCCGTACCTCGCTGATATCGGCGTCCAGCCATGGATGAGCGAATGTATTATCCCACGTCCAGGCAGTTTGTCCGGCTGTTTGAACACGGACTGCGTCCGACGCTAAATACGTCACCAGAGTGCCATTACCATCCTCGACGACAGCCTTGGAAAACCACCCTGCTGGCAGCGAGCCAACAAACATCAATCGGAATGCAATGCTAGGATCTGTTTCTGCCCATGATCCAATCTGACAGATTCGTGCGCCTCGAAAAGTGTCTACCGGGGCTATCGAACCGTACTCGTCAGGATCGATCGCATTGTCGTGTTGATACCCAACCAACTCCACGGTTGGCTCGTCGCCAATCGTCACGCTGAACTGATAGGTATAGGTGCCAGCCAGCAGCAGAGCATGAATACCGCTCATGACAAGGCGGTACCATTTATGAGCCACGCTGTCGCCGTAACCTTGATCGCGGTTGCTATTCCATTCTGCGCGAGCGTCCGCGTTCCGGTCGAAGTGCTTCCGGCCAGCGTCAACGTGTCTGACGTGATCGCAATAGAGATGCTATTGGAATCTCCGTTTATGAACGTGATCACAGTTCCGATTGCAAAGGCGACCGAAGCATTCGCTGGAATGGTGTACGTATCACCTGCGCCAGCTCCGGATGCATGGTAAATGTGAGACCCGGCATCACCGATAACTAACGTGTAGTTACCGGTTTGCGCGCTTTGCGGAACCTCCGCGGCCTGAGGGTTTAGTAGAGTCCAATCGTCAGCGCCACTATCCAGCACCAAATATGCAGTCATTCCAGCAACAAGATTACCTGGGAGAAGCGGAACACCATCGCGCCTCGCGATATCAAGAGCAGTCAGTCCATTCAGCGCAATCGTCACCGCGCCGGTATTGTTGTTGGCCGGAGTGAAAGTGACATGCATCCCTGCCGAATACGCCGTGATCGCTGGACTGAGTGAGCCGGTGATCGTGTTGGTTCCGGAAACGCTACCCACGACATTGAAGTCGTTGTCCTGGACTTGGCCGGCTGCGCCGTATTGGTTGCGAGCCGCAGCATCCCCGCAGTTCGTGTGCTTGTTCGTGCCCATCGGCAGATCGGCCGTCGCGGTCGTCTGCCCATCCTTTGCGATGGACGCCGTAAGCGCCGCTGCTATATCCGTCATCAGCGTGTTGTGAACTGTTTCGTCGATGACAGTACCATTGACTACTGGCTGGCCTGACGGTAAGGCGTACGCGCCACTGCCATCACGCGGCATTGGTAATCCCCTTAGACGCAGCGTAAAATTGGATGCTGTGCCGTATAAAAATCCGCATCATCTTTACTCCACTTGGGCGCACTTACTCAGCCGCAGCAAGCACGGAGGCCAGCCTGTCTGTAGCGAGTGGCGATCTTTCAAACAGTTTCTTTCAGATGTCGGCGATAAGCCGAATGGGTATGTGCTGATCAGGCCGCGCAGGTCAGAGCCTTTTTCAGCAACGAACTCAAAATGGGTACCAGAGTCCGAGAGGCATTCAGCCCGTGAAGACAATGTTCCAGGAATCAGTCATCCGCTTTACACCGTATGGCGATCAATGATTGATAGATGTACGAATAAAAAAAGCGAAGCGTGGCCAGACTACGGCGGCCGCGGCATCTCTATCTGTGAGAGATGGCTGGCCTCATTCCCTGCGTTCGTATCAGATATGGGGCCTCGACCTGATGGATATCAGATTGAACGAGAGAACAACGACGGCAACTACAATCCAAGTAACTGCAAATGGGCTACACGAAAAGAACAGCAACGAAATAGACGCAATACTCGCCGCGTAATTATCGAAGGTCGCCAATATCTGATTGCTGATCTTGCAGAAAGATCCGGCCTGAAATGGGACACCATTCGAGATCGAGTCAGAGCAGGACTGCCGCTTGACAAGGTTTTGTCATCTGAAAGGTTCGTCTTTACGGCCGGACTGGCTCTAGGCGGAAAAGCATCCGGTGCGAAAAAACTAGCACTGACACATTGCAAGAATGGCCATGAATTCACCCAGGAAAACACGCGCATCACCCCAGAAGGATGGCGCAATTGCCGACGATGCCACGCTGATAGACAGCTCTACAGAAACACGAAGAAGCGCATTGCACAGCAAGAGTCTCTATGAGCGATGACACCCTAAGAATCGTTCTAACTGCAGCATCACTTCCTGTCCTTGGGCTTCTTATCCGCGGGCTTGCGCTGCTGATCGAGCGCGGCTACCGCAGATGGCGGGGCGGCAAGCCTTAGGGCCTCGGCGAGCTTGGCCACGGACTTGGGTGGCGGCAGCAGCTTTCCAGATCGAGCCGCTAGCGCTTCAGCCAACTGTTTTTCGTACCCTGCCCGCGCAGCGATCTTTTGAGCCTCATCGGTCACAAGCAGGGGGACGCCGGGAACCGCTCTAGCCTTCTGCATCAGGCTCATCAGCATGGGAGCCGTGTTGGAGTTGTTCACCGCGGAATACGCAGGCTGATAGGTCGCATCGAGCGCAGCTTTAGCCAAGCTCTTGAGCTTCGCGGCTTCCGTCTGCCCGAGCGTCAGTATCAGCTTTTCATCGCCGATCTCTTGCACTGCTTTGTTGAGCGCCGCGCCGCTGAACTGGCCGGAGTTCGGGTTGATCGCCTTGGACTGAAGATACGACAGCACACCGCCCTTCATGGCGCTCATGGCCTCGGTCTTCTTGGCCTGGTCGCCGATCTTCTCCAAGGTAGTAACCAGCGTCTTCACGTCCTGGGCTGGCGCATCGATCACCTGGGACTTGATAAAGTTCTGCGCAGTCTTGCCCTGCGTCAGCTCGCCGTAAGCATTCATGGCGCGCTGCGTCGCAGGATTGTCGAGCATGGCGAAACGCTCACGCGCGGCTTGCCTGGCTTCGCCGAAATAATCCTGTCCCGGCTCGGGTAACACGCTCTGCGGAACTTCACCCCCCCCTGCCGCAATCTGCCGCTTGAGTTCGGCGTGCTGTTTCATGAACACAGCTTCAGCCTTTGACATTTCAGGCGTCGGGCTCTCTGACTCGAACAGGCCTTGCGATTTGGCGCTTCTTTCCAGCGCCGCCAACTTGCCTATTGCGGTTGATTCATCTACCACTGGCGCAAATCCGGACAGAACATCCTCGTCAATGGCCTTGACGAACTCGCGCGCTATGCGCTTCGTGTTCGATGAATTGCCGATCTTGCCGACGAACTTCCTGAATTCCTCAGCCTGATTGACGGTGAGTGATTTGCCGGTTGCATTGCCGGCATCGTCAAGCAATCCGTATCGCTTCAATCTGGCCGATACGCTGCCGATGATCGGCGCAGAGTCCACATTGTCCACAATGTCAGGATCACTCAGGACCTTCATCACGTTTTCAGCAGATGCACCGGCCTTGTCGCCATGCGCTTGCCTTACTGCATCGTAGAGTTTGCTCACGTCCTTCTGCGATGCGTCGGCGAGATCGTCAATCGACCTCATCACGGTCATTCCATAGCCTTCCTGCGTGGCCTTTGGAATGTCCTGACCCAAGTCGGTGAGCTGCTTGCTCATGGCGGCATCGTTACGTTGATACACGTCCGTAAGCTCTTTGCCCACGCCCGACAGTTGCTCATCCGGACTCTGCGCGAGTTTCTGCAGGTTGCGCTCAAGCGTCCAGTCGGCAGGGTCGCGTGTGACCATCGACTTCGTCGGCGTGATCTCATTCGCAACGAGATTTGCCTTACGCGACATCGCGGCGTCGTCCAGAACGCCCATCTGCGAAATCTGCTTCTTGGCTTCTTCCAAGAGCGGAATACGTTCCTCTGGCGTCATGGCCTGCAATTCAGGCACGGCCTTCAGGATTGCATCATCCGACGCGTCGCCGGACAACTTGGTTCCCAGTCCCTTAGCCCGACCTGCGATCACTTGGACGGCTTTGCCGATCTTGTCGCCTATAGCGCCGACGAGCGGACCCATGACAGCGCCCGTGGCACCGCCTACCGCGACATTGGCGGCAGTTCTCGCCGCCGTGTTTGTGGGATCAAACTGCAATGCGCCCGATGCGGCTCCTTGACCAGCGCCAGCCAAGGCCCTGGATACGAGTGTCTTCTGTCCGCCTGGCAACAGCGCGAGCGGCGCCTGCATGCCAATGTTCCCGGTCAAGCGAGCGGCATCAAATCCCGCCTTACCGCCTTTTGCCGCCTGTCGATCAGCCTCGTATTTCGCCTGTTCCTCGTTCATTGCCTGCGTGGCGAGATCGCCGATTCCAGGCTCAAGCATCCCGACTTTCTCGCCGGCACCGATGGTCAGTTGCGTAAGCCGGTCTACGACGTCTTGAGCACCGCGGCCGATGCGTGCGCCCATTCCTGGCACGGCTCGATACTCTGGTTCCTTTGCTGGCTTACGCTGCGGCAGAATGTCAGTCTCGATTGCCTGCTGGATCTGCTCAGGTGTCATGCCGGCAGGGAACATAACCGGCTTGTCGAACCCTGGGATCTTGACCGGAATTCGGCCGGGCGCTACTGCGGGCACGAACGTCTCTCCATTCCAGCTTCCCGCTTTTGCCTTGTCTGCGCCAACTGCATAGATGCTCTCATTGCTGAATGTTTCATGATTCGGCAGTTTGAATTCATCGGTAAAGTGCTGGCCTTGCTTTACATCGACCGCGCCGTGCTTCTTGAAAAAGCCGCGATAGTCGTAATCCTTCCCGCTGTAGCTATCATCAACGTTGTATCCGGCTTGGCGTGTATGGCCTATGCTCTGCATCCATTGTTTGTACGCGCGCTCGTTCGCTTCATCGAGCTGCGTCGGCATTACGGCGTGTACTCGTAAGAGCCATCAGGATTCTGGCGCAGTTTCGGCGTAGCCGAAGGTGCCGGCGTCCCAGCCGGCATATCAATAGTGGTCATGCCGAGCGTTTTCAGTTGCTCTGGATCAAGCCGCCCGGCCTCAGCGTTCCATCGCTGCAAAGTGTTTTTCGCTATGCGCTGATTCAAGTCAGCAACCCTCGCCAACGTCTTATCGTCAAGCTCAATAGTGCCGCCAATGACCTGCAGAAGGAATTTCCGCTCACCTTCTGTCAGACCTTGCGATCCTGCAAGCCCGGACGATTTCACGGAATCGAGCACGTTTTGACCTAATTCGCGCGCGAGCATTTCAGTGTTGGCGATATCGTCGCCAGCATAATCAAAGCCAGCGGCCTTCGCCGCCTTACCAATCCCGAGTTTCCATTCGGCAGCCGCGCCGGTGTATGGAACGGTTTTTAGCAGTTCCTTCACCCTATCCGCGCGCTCAATCGTCTGAGGCGCAGTCTGCGCGGCTTGATGGAGCGCGCTGATGGACTTGGAACGCTCATCGGCGAGACCGCCATAAAGCGATTTCTCGGTATTCAGCGTGACATTGGTTGCCGATGGAGGCGCATGCGTGCTCTGCTTCTCCAGATACTGCCGGAGCATCTCTTCAGCATCCGATCCTTTCAGTCCTGCAGCCTCAACATTTCGCTGAATGTCGGTCTTCCCTTGAGGCGCTGCGCCTTTCGGTATGCGCCCTACTTCCCTATTGCCTTGAAGTATTGCTACCGCATCGCCGACATCCTGGTACTTGACATCGCCTTGCTTCGGGAATAACTGCTGCATCGCCTGCGATCCGAGTATCGCTTCCTGCTGCTCGGCTGGCAGGCCGCCAATCGCCTGAAGCGCGGCAGCCATTTGCTGCTGTCTGGGGTCAACGCCGGATTGCGCTGGCGGTGGCTTCATTCCCATGACAGGCGCGGCAGGTTCAACTGCCTGCGCTGCTGTCGGCCCGGCTTGCATGCCTGCCATCTTTGCCAGTTGCTCGGCGATTTGCTTCTTGCGCTGATCCTCAAGCGTGCCCATCTGATTCTCAGACTTGCCGGAAAGATAGCCGCCGCCAATCTGTTGTAGCGCCCCTAGGATGCTCGCCGTCTTCGATGGTGCGACAAAGCCTCTACCCACCTGCTGACCTTGCGTTGCATGCTGACCTTGCTGCATCAGCATCTGCGCCAACATCTGTTGCCGCTTGGCGTTTCTAAAATCCTGTTCGTATGGCATTTATGCATCGCTCAGCGAATATAAAGGCTCGATTTCTGTATTGATCGCCGATCTGATCTCTTTTAATCGACCCATGACAACGGATCTCATGTCAGCCGGCATGTTTCTTATCCGCTCCACGTTCTCATCCAAGTACGCCGTACAGTTCCAGCAATCCCGCGAGGTAAGTTCGCTGTCGTAATACGCGGGGATATCGGCACCAACATCTAGCAAATATTCCATCACCTGCTGACGTGACCAATCCTCAACGGGGAAGATGTATTTGATTCCACCTTCGACGTGCCCGCTGCGAATCGGGCTAGATCTCTTATCCCCCAGACGCTGTCCGCGAATGATCCTGGTGACGCCAAGTTTCTGCATATTCTTATGCATAGGCTGCCAAAGATTTTGCGAACAGCACTGAATGGAGGACTGCAGAATAAATCCTGGCTCTCTGTACATAGCGCGGCCCATAGACGTGAACCGCATCGGGATCACATCAGACGGATACCCGTGCTTGGCAATTTGCCCTGGCTGATCCGACTTTATTTCGATGAAATGCGGAAGTCTTTCCTTCCATCGACTCATCGACTCAACCACATCAGGATACGCAGCGCCTGTGTTCACCCAACACACCAAAAGCGTGTTCCACTGTTCCTTGTGCAGGTACAGACAGGCTAGAGAATCTTTCCCTCCAGAGAAATGCAGCGCAGTGGTCATTAGAAGTACAGCGCAGCCATCGTTCCTATGCCAATAAGCCCGTTATTGGTTTGTGACGCCTGCGCCTCATCTGCGCTGTAGCGATTCCATGCATCGGCATATTGCTGACCCATTGCGCCTTGATAGTCAGCTGGTGCAGGTGCGGCAACCTGCGGGATATTCCCGCCAGTAGACCCAGTTCCACCGCCTCCATCTCCATACATAGCGAGAAACTCTTGCAGCGGCTGATTGCGTACAGTCAATTGCTCGCGCATCGCCGCATCCCGAACGGCATTCGAGAGATTTGCGTTCTCCGAACCTTGGCCGAAGGCCGCATCCTGTCCCTGATTGTAGATTCCAGTTCTCGCCGCCTCGTTCTGGAACTGCTGTTGCGCGGCTTGATTTCCGAAAGTGGCGGTGTCGAATGTTTCACCCACGCTCTGCTGGCGGCCTCTGAGCGCATCTGCATAGAGCCTGGACTGCTCAGCTCCGCCTGCGGCAATCGCCCGATCACGCGCATCTCCGTAGGCGTCTTGTTTGGACAGGCTGAAGTCGCGCATGGCGTTGTTCCAGCCTTCCGAGCCCTCTCTCAGGCCCTGGTTCAGCAACTGCGTGCGATTCGCTTCATCAGCGCGCCCGAACTGATCGTCAAGGCGCTTTGTGGCAGATCCGTATAGCGCATCCTCTACGCGTTGGCGCTCACCAGAAAAATCAGAACTGAGACCTGGAATACCAGATAGATCTACGGAAGTATTCGCAACGGAAGGCGCGTTGACATCCTGCCGGTACGCGGCCTCGTCAACAGAAGAAATACGCTCAGGACCGTTTACGCGGAATGGCGATAAGAGCCTTTGCCTCAACCCGATAAGTTGATTCCCTGCGACGTTTGCAACATCCTGCTGATTGAACGTTTGCTGCATGTACAGAGCTTGCTGCTCCGGAGTTAGCGCAGTGGTTTGCGTCCACCTGTCAGGGTCATTTGCATCTTGGGAATAAGTCGTCCTGCTGGTAGGTCCAACTTGGTTGACACGATTTAGCTCGGCGCCAAGACGAGCTGACGCGAGATTTTGAAGACCCTGCTCACGCGCTGCGCCGGCATAGTCTGCGGCCGGCGGGCTCCTGCCTCCACTAGCCATGGATCACCCCCAAGCCGCTTTGCGCTTTAAGCTCAGTAACCACTTGCAGTCCTCTCTGAATAGTCGATATACAATGACATCGCCTTTCGGAGCCGCATCGACAAGGGTTGCCTCGCGAGTGAAGCCCAAATGCTCTAATCCACGAATCGAAGCCGAATTATCTTCATTCACCAGCGCAGTGATTCGGCGGCACTGCAACTGTTCGAATGCGTACCAGAAGCACAGGAACAGAAACTTGCGACTGATGGCGCGACGATCCTCTACCGCGACAGCCGTGAAGATATTCGGCCCAGTCCACTGCGTGAACGTGACACCGGCAACAATACTATTGTCACGACTCACGCCGATAGTCGCGCCTGAGATCCAATCCCCGTCACCCGTTCTCTCATACACCCATCGGCCGATCGCATCGTCTTGCGTGACGATTCGGTACAAGCTACAGCACCCCGCCTGGCTGAAATACGTAGCTCACCGAGGCGAGACTCACATTCGCCGCGGTACTGGATACGGTGAGATGCAGTGCCGCCGCATATCCAAGTCCGCTGGCTGAGTACCATGCTTTTTTCAAGGTCGGCTCACCACCCCATACAGCCGCCCCCCAAAGTCCGGTGCCCCACACCCCGCCGGTTGATTGTGGCAGCGTGATTGAATTCGTCGGATCGGTGATATCGAAATCGACATCCACCCCGATCAGGATCTGCGCGGGATTTGAGTCCCATCCGATGATCGGCTGCAGCATGGTGAACTGCTTGATCTGATTTCGATTGCCGAAGTAGTTGAAGGCTTGCACGAGTTCGCCTTCGATCTGTGCGGTTACATCCGCAGTACCCGTCCATGCTTTTCTGACGGCTCCGCTCATCCCGTAGTACAACGCGCCGTTGAATTCCTCGAAGCAATTAGCTTCCCATGCGGTGAAGCGGCACCATGCTTTCGTCACGGTGTTCATCACGAACTGCTGTTGCGGCTCGGAGGGGACGTTGACGATCAGTGCCGGGCCTTCCGGATACAAAACGGCTTCCCACCCAAAGTTACCGCCGTACAACGAGACGGCCTCGGACATGCCGCCCTGGATTCTGTCGGTGATTGCTACGGCCGTTCCTTCGCTGCGGCCTTTGACGAATGCACGAGATGCGGGGACAACGCCGTCTGTCGTGATGATCAACAGGTCCCCGCCGAGCTTCTGCATGCATCGCCGGCCGATTGGCTTGCCGATGTTGTAGACGCCGATGAGAGCCCAGGTAGCCGCTGAAGCTGGATTGTTGCCCTGATATACCGCGGCCTCGCCTTCTGACGACACGAATACAGCCAGATCGTCCATTCCAGATCCGCTATCGAGCGTCCACGTACCCATCGCCATGAGATAGCCGCCGCGCTTGAACACGGACTGCAAGGGAAGCTTCGTCAAGGCGCCAGAAAACGCACCCGCGGCTGGATACCACACGTTCATCGACGCCTTTTCGATGTACCACGGACGTTCCTTGAAGACGTTCACATGGATCAGGTCGTCGGTATCGACACCTGTGATTGCAGGACTTGACGCCCCTGTAATCGTCGTCCATGTCGTCCCGTTGTACGTGCGCATGCTGTCGGCGCCATTCACGCACAGCAGGAAATTACCTGCGGTCGTCTTAAAGTTCACGACCTGCCAGCGAATGCTGGTCAGTCCACTCACGGCAGCAGCACCTACCGCGCCCGCTGACGACACGTTGTAGATAGCGCTATTCGCCCATCCCCATAAGGATTGCGAGCCGGTCTCGGGCTTAAACGCTATCAACGTCTCGACTTCGCCAGTGATCCCGGTGACATGGGAAGCCGAGCCTTTGCGCAGTTTTACGTCTGAGGTGGTGGGAAACCAGTCATCCAGCACAACCGCGTCAAGCGGGTCCATGTTCGCGATTGAGTCGCGACTGTTCCACCCTTTCACCGGAGCCGGAACAGAGCGGGTCACGGCCACACGAGCTTTCGTGCGGTTCTGTTGAGTCGGAACGCGCATTAACTTCCGATCAGCCTAGGAATCGCTACTTGGGCGCCAGACTCAAGAGCATTACCCGACAGGCTCAAGCGCGGCTTCGTCCCATCTTTTGCCATGGCGTCCGCAATCTTGGCCTCGTAAGTATTGAAATCTTCCCCGAAGCTCAGGCCCTTTTCCTTTTTGAATCGCCAGCGCAATCCTGCCAGCAGCAATTCATCGTCCAGCAGGAAAATATCCTCATCTGCCGTTAGAAGTGACTTCTGTGTCGCGCCCGTCGAGTCCGTTGCCCAGTTTTTCGTGGCGTATTCAAAAGCACAGGTATTCCCAGCTGACGGGGCCGGCAGGAACAGGAGATTCCCGCCGCGGATTCGATATTCGGAATACGGGCTCGTGAACGGCACGGCCTTGAAGCCCTGCCAAACCTTGGCCGCTCTGGGACCATACACAGGCTCGCCTGTCGTGCGATTCCAGATCGTTTCGCTAAGGAGGTGGCGATAGGCATTGGCCGCACCGATGATCGTCGTGAGCGACCCATGCGACTCTGTGGCGACGGTGACGAACGTGGCTTCACGAATCAGTGCCTGCCAGTTATACCGCGCGGCAAGGTCCGAGCCTTCCTCATTCAGCAGCGCAAGCAGTTGCGCGACTTGAGTATCCGATGAGCCTGATGCCGAGTTCGGACGCGGGATGCCAGTGCGCCCGCATTGCTCGCGGATGAGTTGAATGCAGTTCATTGTAACTTTCTACGCAACCACGTTTGCGTTAAACTCAATGCATGGCCAAAGACACATTACGAGAACACCTCAGTAAAGCCGGCTCGAAAGGCGGCAAGGCCGCCGGCAAGCGCAAGGCCCGCGGCGGCAGCGAGTACTACCGAAAGTTGAGAGCGAAGAGGAAACAGTCATGACTAACGCATCACGTTGTCTTCTATGTAAAGGCTCAGGCGAGAACCGATCTGGCTTTTCATTGAAAGTTAACGATCACATCTGCCCACGATGTGGCGGATATGGCACGGTGCCATCATCCACCGGAAACAGTCGTGAGATTACCCAGCAGGATATGGCCTACATCCGCAACAACGGCATACGCAGCGGTCCGCTACCCATCATCGTTGAGCCATCATGAGCGACACACCGCGAACCGATGCCGAAGAGATATGGGCCAACTCAATGTCTGGCGACGACTTCCGGTGCGTCGATTCTTCATTCGCCCGCGAGCTTGAGCGAGAGAACAACATCATGCGAAAGGCGCTCATCAAAATCGCTGAACATTTTGTATGTATGGAAGGGCCGTGCCCAAGCATTGTCGAGGATGCGCTGAAAGAAGTTGATGGGACTAAGCCCGCTTCTTCCCGGGCGGCTGATACTTCTGCACTTCCGCCTCAAGTTCCGCGTTCTTCTCTGTGAGCCGGCCTACTGTCTGTGCCAAATCAGACAACTGCGCGCGCAGCGCATTGAGTTCTTCACCGACATTTCCTTTCGCCCCGTCGATATACGACTGCGCCTTTTCCTTGAGCTGCCTTGCGCCCATGCCGATCTTCGCAAGCGCCTGTTCATTCGCAGCGGCCAGGTCTTCCACCGTTGGGACGCCGGCCATCACCAGATTCTCTGCCTGCGCCTTGCTGATCCCGGCCCACTGACGCACTGAAAAGCCGATTGGGACGATTTCTAGTCCGGCCTTCCAGTCGCCGTACATCTTGCGGTGAGCGTTCGCCCATTCGACGGGCCACTTGCCTTTTGACACCATCTGGTCGCAGTGAGCAAGCCATTCCGGTGCGATCTTCTCGACCGTGTCCTTGCTTCCGGGTGAACGGATTATCACATAATCGACATCCTTAAAGACTTTGCGGCCCTTTGCCTCTATTGAGGCGGTTCGATCTTCTTCGGCGCGCTGCTCGAACGTAACAAACGGCGGACGGCCTTGCTGCATCAGCGAAATCGGAACACTCATGATTACCTCTTACAGATGAAGGTTGCTTCATCTTCGCGCTCTATCATTTCGACGTGCGCGAAGTACTTGGAAAGAAATGTGTGCCAGCCTGAGCCCTGCATTACGGTCATGTGCAGCTTGCGGCCGATGAGCGCGCCGAAGTTGTCGGAGCGCGTGGAGATGTTGAAGTACGCGCCCTTGATGGCGCGTGCGGCAATGCCGGCGATGACCAACTCGACTTTCTCAATTGGGATGTGCTCCATCACATCGGTGCAATTGTGGACCGTGAACGGAACGCCATATGTTTCGTCTTCGGTGTGTATATTGAACACCGGAAGATTCGACACTTTGTAGCGACCCACCTCAGCTACGCGAGCGTACGCATTTTTACCGACAAACTTCATTCGGCCGTAAGGCGTGCGGCCTAAGATATCTGCAGTTCCTTCCCATGCGCGCTCTTGCCAACTAATGCAGTGGATGTCTGACGCGACTAATGTTCTGCCATTTATGGCGCTCTCTCGGCCGCCTGCATGCTCAGACCAGCGACAGTGAATTCCCATAGAAACAAGCAGGGTTACAACATCGGTAGCAAGAACTCTTGAGATAGTAGCAACAGAGAAATAATTAGACTCTGTTTGGGGATCGCGCCGAAGGCACCCGTCTCCGGCGACAAGTCCGGATAAAAATGATCTCACAATTGCGTCGTCAGCGCCGTAAAGAACTGGTGGAATCCTCTTGTTCACCGCGCCTCGCCCACACCAGTCTTCAAGTACTGCCGCGAGTCCGACAGACTTCGCAAATACGCGCAATCCATTCATTGCGCGAACGCTTGGAGGCTGCTGAAGGCTTGCTGTGACGCCAATCCTTGCGAACTCGGCAACTGCGCGATTAGCTATTACTGTTTCGTGTGATCCGAGAGATAAAGTTATTGCCCCAGGCTTGGACTTGCTTATTGATCCTTCGGCAACGTAAAGGCCAAGCAGCCAAGCAGCCCCCTCTTCTACGCAGAATTCATGCATTGCAATTCCATTGCCGTGCTTCTTGAACTGAAGATTTACTTGCTCTCGATAATCACGGCGCGGTACCTGAATCCAGTCGCCTATTGCGATGTCTTTTGCCGCCTTCCATTTAGGTTCGTTGGCGACCCATTCATACTCAGATCTTACGCCAGTTCTAGCTGCGACACGATGCACTCGGCGCAGTGACGAAACTAATACAGGGTGCTCATCCGTCATATCTATAGGCGCGAGACAGTCTACTTTTAGACTCACCATTTCGCCTGAATGATCATGGACGAACGTCTTTAGAACCTTCTGCGGCTTTCCTTGACGATCCCATACAGTGTCGCCAACACGGATGTTATCAATTGTTTTCCCGCTGCCAAGAACTGGCGTGCCGGCTGGAAAGCAATAAGCCCAATCGGATGGTGTCAGCGACTCAGGCAGTTCCCACAGGCACGCCTTGACGAATCGAATATATCCATCGCCGGTTGCGTACTCGAACGCAGTGGGAACGAAGTCCACGGCCGTAACATCAAGCCCTTCATATTCGCTGAAAGCGAACGAAGCACGCCCAGTGCCGGCGCCGTAGTCGATCAGGGAATCGCCTTCCTTAATGCCAAGGGACTTCATTGCGTCACTGACAAACCGCAAGCCAGGTGCTTCACGGCGATACTGGTGATGACTCCATATTTCTTCGTACTTCTCCTGCTCGCGCTGTTCGAGCGGTATCTCACCGGCGGTGTTGGCGGCGGCAATCAAGTCAGGTAGCAGGCCAGAGCAATGCAGTTCGATCTGCATCTGCTGGAACATCACTAGTTCTTTCGCGAACCCTACGAACTCCGTCGCCTGGTGAGCAAGTGCTGGTGTCGTCATGTAGCCTTTGTCGCCGATGAAGACTTCGATGGTTTTGGCGGCGTCGTTGAGCGGCTGAGGAAAGGCGTGGTGCTGTCCATCTTCGTAACTGGAGTCGTAACCGTAGAGATGGATGTCTCGATAACCAAGGGCGAAGGCCAGGGATAGGGCTTTGATGCCTACTGTTCCAGCGGTACCGCCGAG